GTGGGCCAGCCGCATTGAGTTTCGCACTTTCAAAAGTAGGCATAGACGTCGCACAAGAAAAGATCGCGAAAGATACAGGTGTGGATAAAAATGGTGTTGATCCTGATCCTCTTGCCAAAGCGGCGCGTTCTTACGGAGCGCAGGCAGAAATGATGAGCGGAGAGAACGCAGATAAGACACTAAAAGAGCTTTCTGGTCACGTCAAAATGGGTCATTCCGTATTAGTTGATTATCTCGTTAGCGGAGAAAAAGACGGCGGGCATTATGTGTGCTTTCTGGGTATGAACGGCAATCATGTGCGCATATTTGATCCGTCAGAAGGCGGAGGCAAGCGGGAGATGGACAGAACATATTTTGTGCAGAATTGGCGCGACAGGACAGAAGGCGGGAAGGTAATGAAGAATTGGGCGATGATTGTGAGCGTGAATGGCGACACAAACGAATAGTTTGTGAGCCACGTATTCTCACATCACGGACGGGTGTGTATGAAAGGAGGTCGTCATGAACGACGACCAAAAGGACGTAAAAGTGGACGCTGGGGAGGAAGCCAGCATTTCGGAGCCGTCAACCGAAGAACCAAAAGCAACCGAGGAGGCAGAAACGCAACCGGAGGAAGCTCCCTCGACGGAGGAAGTGACCAAAGAGGAAACGGAAACCAAAACGGAGGAGGCTTCCAAGAAAGGCGCAAGCGCGCGAATACGCGAGCTTAACGCCCGCACGAAGGCAGCCGAGGAGAAGGCGAAAAGCCTTGAGGAACAGCTAGCGGAATTAACACGTCCTACTGGGACACAGGAGCCAGAGGCTCCATACACGCCGCAAGTTGAACCGGGGCAAGAGTACGAACCTGATCAGTACCGTCAAGACGTACTGAAAACCGCAGATGCGATGGTTAATCTTCGGATTAAACAAAGCGAAGCGGTAAACAGAATCAATCTCGAAGCCCAACAGGTGATACGCCGGTACCCGGAGCTTGATCCTGATAGCGACCAATTCGACAGGGAGCTTTCCGATTCAGTTACCGAAACAGTAATGACTGTCGTAAAGGCAAGTCCTTACACCGCATCGCCAAAAAACATCGTGGAGCGGATGATGCGACCCTACCAAAGGGCGGTAGCCAAGGAAGTAGGCAAGGCAACGGAGAATATAGCAAAGCAAGTATCCGGCGCTGCCACACGGCCTACTGCCGTAAGCACGAAGGGTGGAAAATCGGATAGTGAAAAGTCCATTGCGGAACTCGAATCAGAGTTGGGCTTTCATAACTAGCCAAACACGAACTTTGCAGATGAGCGTCTTGCTTAAGAAGGGGGTGTTTTATAATGGCGGTAGTTGGATCAGGAATAGGCGGAGTTACCAACCCTAACCTTTCCAGTGGTTCGTTGGCGCCCGGCGTGGCAACGTATTACGAGAAGGTGTTTTTGGCCCGTGCGGAGTATCCACTTGTGCTCGCAGAAGGAGCGCAGAAGAGAACGCACCCGGTCAACGAGGGACGCACGGTAAACTTTACGCGAATGGCGCCGTTTACGGTGATTACCACACCGCTCGGTGAGCTTTCCAACCCTGTAACCTGCGCGATCAACCTCTCTACGGTGTCTATGACACTTTCAGAGTACGGTTTGACAACCATTACTTCCCGTCTCGGTTCGCTCGTATCTATTGATACGAACATGAAAGAGGCAGTGGAGGCTATGGGGCAGAATATGGGAGAAACGCTCAATCGTTTGGTGGGAAATGAACTACAGAATGGCACGTCCTTTTATGGGAATGACCATCATGTAGCTTCATTTACCGCTGGTGATACGCTGGATGCGTGTGACATTCGCGCGATAGTGCGGACGCTTGAACTTGCCAAGGCGATGAAGTATCCCGATGGGTATTTCCTCGGCAAAACCGATCCTTATTCAAAGAATAACCTTTTAGCAGATACCGCATGGTTGAACGCTAAGACGTATTCTGACGTAAAGGATTTGTACCGCGGAGAACTCGGTGAGCTATATGGTGTACGCTGGCTTTTGAACATTGACGTTATGTCAGGAACAGAAGCGGCATCCACAGCATCCTCGACTGTGACTAGGTTCTATACCTATGTTCATGGACGAGACTCATTCGGTTCTTACGACCTTGAGAAAGACAAGCCGAAGCTCTACATACTTCCCAACCAGACAGACAGCAACTCTCCCGCAGGTCGGGTGAGCTATGTCTCATGGGCAGGAAGCTATGCGTGTAAGTTGCTTAACTCGGCGTGGGTAATCGCAGCTAGATTCGCAAGTGTGTAGCGTGTTGTTTTGGCACTTCTTCCTCAGTGGAAGTGCCAAACACTGAGGAAACAACCATGGATACACGAAAATGGGATTTAATAGAGTTGGCGCAGAGCCGCAAGAAGGCAAAAAATGCTTTCGAGCGCGATATGGTTGATCGTGCGGTGAGCCGTATCATGCGTGAGTCCGGAGCGGTCCGCGAGCGACGGGAAAAATTGGTTATGGCAATGAGAAACAATGACAAGCGGGCAATTAACAGATTTCAACATGATTTATTCACTATGAGAATGAATGAAACTGAAGGAAGGGGATAGTATGGATACGGTTTTTAGGCAGAAGCAAGATGTAGTGCAACAGCAGGAGCAGGAAGCGGTGCCGCAAGCGCCACGCGCTCATGTATTGACTCCTGTAGATACGGGAGTCGAAGTGCCGTTTACTGATTACCAGAGAGCGCATCAAAAACCCTATACGGTAGAGTATTTTGGATTAAGTAATTTATGGGATGATCCCCAAGGAGGGTTTATCGATGAGGTAGGAGCTATAGAGAAATATTTTCAACACAAAATTGATACAGGTCAAATGAGCAATGACATTGAGTCTGTTAAACAGGAAATAAGGCAATTGGAAAAAATAAACAATCTTTCAAAAGAGAACAGAGTGTCTATAAAGTTGGGAGTATTGTCGTCGTATGTGAAGTTCCTTCTGGAAACAGAGGGAATCAGATATAACGCAAGAAGATATGCCCATTCCTAACCGTCCTTTACCAACGACAAAGCATTCAGAGCAGGCAATGGGGAATACGTCCTATGATGAGGACTTTGGGGTAAATGCGGTGGAAACGCTTACATATAATCCTGTATCTGGAAATTTAGAGAGAATGTCGGGGATACAGGGGAATGCCAGCTTTGTTCTGACACGAAACGGATCGGGCTACATAACATCCATTGCCATGACTATCGGATCGGCAACGTACACTAAAACAATAACAAGGGATGGGTCAAACTATATTACAAATATATCAGTGTGGACATAACCTATGCTAACTTATGATCTTCTTACGGGAAAAGAAATACTGCTGGATAAACGAGAATTGGAAGTAGAGCTTGACCCCCGCTATGTTCCTTACACTGGGGCAACCGCAAATGTGGTTTTAGGGGCAAGAACTTTATCAACTTCATCTGGTTTAATTTCTCCCAAACTCTATCCCACAGCCGACTCCACCACCGCCATACAATTCAACAAAGCAAACGGAACGACTAATGTCTTAAATATAGATACGACTAATAGCAGGGTCGGCATCGGGACGACGAGTCCTTGGGGCAAGCTTCATATTGCAGAATCTGTCCCTGGCAGTTCGGCAACATTATATCACGCAAACTCAGCGTCAACAGCCACAAATAATATTGTCAGATATTCTCAAGACTTATTGACCACAGCACAAGAGCGTGCTGCATTTTTGCTCCAAACATATTGGACAGATAACACGGACGCAACCAGAACGTCTATCACGGAGATGAACACTCTTTATAACGGGAGCGTGTATAACGCTTTCGTTATGAAAGGTAACCAAATTGGTCTTGGAACCAACAATCCTGGCACGGCTGGCACAGCAATAATGAACGGCAATGTCGGCATCGGGACGACGAGTCCGGGGGCAAAGTTGGAAATCTTCGGCACGGCAAGTCAATTAAAATTAACAAATTCTGGCGATGCAAACTATAACGCAACACTTAATGCCAATTGGTCAACCAATACGTTTGATCTTCAAGTCGGAGGCAATAAAGTCATCGAAACGGAAGGGTATTATAGCCCGGAAATTCTTAAATTCTATACATACGATACGTCTTCCTCAACAGAAAAAATGAGAATATCAGGCGGCAACGTCGGCATCGGGACGACGAGTCCAAATGGGATATTAAACATAAGAGGCTCTAGCCCAGTATTCAGAATTAGTGATAGTGCTACAAACGGGACAGAATCATTTATACAAAATCTCGTAAGTGGTTCAAATAGTTATACACGCTTCTATAATGGAGCCTATATTGCTGGAATGTGGAATAATTCTGGTATATCTGTCGGTAGTGGCTACTTTTCTACTCTTCCTCCGTCAAATGGAATAATAATAGAAGGCAACGTCGGCATCGGGACGACGGCGCCAGTGGTAAAATTAGATATAAGCGGCAGCGCTAGAATATCTGCTGACCAGAATATTATTTTTGGCGGATATACCAGCAGTTCTGATTTTGGACCGTATATCGGCTATCAAACTTCAACAGATACATTAAATATAGTCTCTGGGTTTAATACTGCAAGCGGAAACGAAGCGAGCGGCGGAATTAGATTTGGCGTTGCCAGTGGCTCCACTTGGTCGGAAAAGGTCAGAATTAACAGTTCTGGCAACGTCGGCATCGGGACGACGGGACCAGGGGAGAAATTAGATATTCTAGGCTGGTCAATTAAGATTGGTGCTGATTGGGCCAGTCAAAGTACCAGAACAGACTC